TGGACCCTAAGTTAAGCACTGGAGAGACAACAGCAAGAAGATATTTGTCTGATGTTCGTGATAGAATTGACGAAATGATGTATGGCAAAATAGAAATGAAATATACTGGTCTTGATAAAAATAGTGTAGACTTTATGAAAGGTGCTATGAAGCAATTAGAAAGCGCTCGTGCTTCATACAATGCAGAAATTGGTCTTTACCAAGGTTTGGAAAGGTTAAACATTTTAAGAAATGTGGGCGAAGCTGGTAAAAATGTTAAGTTAGTAGCTGGTAGATATTTTGATGATATTGTAAATACACCTGGTCGTGTAAATGCTGTTTTAAAAGCTTCTGAAAAAGAATTAAAAGATGAAGCAGGTACGATAATAAGAACAGCCGCAGAACAAAAAGAAGAAGTGCGCAAAACCCTTGCTCAAAGATTTGTTGATAACGCTTTAACTGCTGGTAAAAATGATTTTGGTGATCCAGATAAATTTAGTGGTGTTTTATTTAATAACTACATAAATGGCAAAGCGTTAAAAAAATCTGGTAAAATTATTTTTGGGGATGATTGGGAGAAAGTTCAGCGTATATCCAAGTCTTTAGCCTATGACGGCATTAAAACAATGGATAATGAGGTTTTAGAAAAAGCTCTTGCTCAAAATCCTCCTGATAAAATAGTTAATAGTCTTAAAAGCATAAGAGATGCTCAAATTGGCCTCGAAGAAGCCATGTCAAGTAAAATTGTTCGTGAAATATCAGAGGGTAAATTAGATCCTCAAGATGCGGCGACTCAATTGATAAGTCCTAAAACCACAATAGCTGAAATGAATAGAATTATGGACTTCTTTAAAAAAGATCCGGCGGCTCAAGAAACCATAAGAAAAACAGTCATTAATGATATACTTAATTCGGTTGATAAAGATATTTTTGTAGATGCAAAATCTGGATTTTCTTTGCAAAACGCTTTGGATGCATACAAACCTAAAATGTTAGAAAAAGTTTTAGGAAAACAGACTGTTGATGACTTAAAAGAATTTTCTCTTGAATTAGCGATGTTAAGTGATACTGGGAAAAGGGGTGCAGGCGCTTTGGCTGCAGAAGCAATTAGAACAGGAGCATTTACATCGCCAATCAAAAATGCAAGTAAGATGGCTCGTTTTAAATTTTTAGATTTTATATTTAATCGTCCCGCTACATTGCGTACAGCATTAGAATTAAAGACTGGTAAAAGAACTCCTGAACAAGCTGCACAAACTGTATCTCAAGTATTAAATGAGGCCGCTACTCAAGTTGGATCTGGAAAAACTGTGGGTGAGAGAGTATCAGGTGTAGCTAAAGGATTAGGTGCTTTTAATAGAGGTCGAGTCATAGGCAGACAAGCTACAGGACAACTACTTACAAGCCCTCAACAAGTTCGTGGAACTGCTCCTGCAAACCAAACAAGTGTACCAGATGTTAGACCACCAATAACTATGGATGACGTATCAATGAGAAGATTTACTGAAGCTCCTGATTTATCAAATATTCAAAATCTAAGAGAACGGGCTAAGAAAAATCCTTACATCGCCGCTACATTGCTTGGCGGTTTAGGAAGTGCGGGTTTGCTTTAATCTTCAATAACGGCGCTTAGTCCGCCGGAGACAGATCTTATCGGTTTATGACTTGATGCAAATCCTTGTTTTTTGTAAGCATCATCAATAATTAGGCCGACTTGTTCTTTTAAACTTCTGCGTTCTTTCCTCGATATTTCAACTATCTTCTCATAAGTATCTGTGCTAACACCTACTGACTTTATGTAAGAACTCTTAGACACTAGTATAACTCCCAAAATGTACCTAAAACCACGATATAATCCCAACCTTAAAAGGTCAAGATCAAAGTACGGCAACAAAAAAACCACCGTACATGGAATTACATTCGATTCGAAGTGGGAATCAGAACGTTATTTGTATTTAAAATCCCTCGAAAAAGCCGGTAGAATAAAAGATTTAGAGCTCCAACCACGCTATAACATCTTGGTAAACGATCAAAAGATCTGTGCGTATGTAGCCGATTTTAAATACAATAAAGAGAGCGCAGATGGTATATGGGAACATATTGTCGAAGATGCTAAAGGCGTAGAAACTCCTGAATTTAAACTAAAAAAGAAGTTAATGAAGGCTGTTTTTGGTATTGAAATATATCTATCCAAAAAAAATTCTTGACTAACATAAAATATTTTGCGACATGTAAGGTTCTAGAAAATTAAACGTGGAGGTTGCTATGAGCAATCAATTACTCGAGCGCAGAGAGGAATTGCGCGATATTATCGATGGGCATAAAAAAGAGCTCTCAGATATAAACGAAAAAATCCAAGATACATGGTTAGAACAGACTCGTGACGCTTTACGAGCGAATGGTAAAGATTTTGGAACGACTACACTTGTGTCTGGAAATAAAAGGTTAAAGGCTACAGTTCGTAAAAAAGTGACTTGGGATCAAAAAGAACTCAATGAGTCATTAAATCGTATGCCTCCAGATGATGCCTGTCACTACGGTAAGATCGTACTGTCAGTTGAAGAACGAAAATATACAACAGCACCACCAGCAATAAAAGTAATGTTAGAGCCTTGCCGCACGGTAGAGGTTGGTGGCTTTTCAATAGAAGAGGATAAATAAATGGGTTTACAAATTATTACAGCCGAACAACGGCTTGCAGAAAAGCGTGGTCATAAGATCGTAGTCTGTGGTGCTAGTGGTGTTGGTAAAACAACATTAGTAAAAACTCTTGATCCATCAAAAACTTTATTTATGGATTTAGAAGCAGGGGATGCCGCTATCGAGGGGCATCCAATTGATGTCATTCGTCCGCAAACGTGGGCAGAATGTCGTGACTTTGCTTGCTATCTTGGTGGCGGTAATCCTTCACTGCATGAGGATCAGTGTTATAGTCAGGCGCACTATGAAGGTGTTTGCCAAGTGTACGGTGATCCAGAGCAAAATGTAAATAAGTATGAAACGCTGTTTATTGACTCAATTACAGTCGCGGGGCGTTTGTGCTTTCAATGGTGTCAGCAACAGCCAGAGTCTAGATCAGACAGAACTGGCAAGCTAGATACTCGTGCGGCCTATGGTATGCACGGACGCGAAATGATGGCGTGGCTTACACACCTTCAACATATTCGTGATAAGAACGTAATCTTTGTTGGTATTCTAGACGAATACACTGACGATTATGGGCGCAAACAATATGCGCTTCAGATCGAAGGTTCCAAAACCGGCAAAGAATTACCAGGCATCGTGGACGAAATGATTACGATGACGGTCTTGGGGGGAGAAAATGGATCGTATCGTGCTTTTGTTTGCGATGCCTTAAATGAATGGGGATATCCTGCAAAGGATCGCTCTGGTAGGCTCGATACACTTGAAGAGCCAAATCTTGGTAAACTTATTGAGAAAATGGGTAAAGGGGGGAACACAGAGAAACAATTAAACTTTGTAGACCCCAATCAACAGATTTTAACAGAAGGGACATAAAATGTTAAATCTTAATAATGCTCCGGTGTCAGAGGCACCAACACAAACACGCACACTTATTCCAAACGGAACAGTGTGTCGTGCAATCATCGTGGTAAAAATGGGTGAGATTGAAATTTCAGAGTTTGGTAACGGAATGTGGTTTAAAAAATCTCAAACATCCAACGCCAAATGGATGGAACTAGAGTTCACAGTTGTTGGCGGTGAATATGACAAACGTAAGTTCTGGCATCGTATTTTTCTAGACGGTGACAAGATGGGCGCAAGTGGTATTCCACTCGCAAAAGAGATTGGTTTGTCCACTCTAAGGTCAATTATCGAGAGCGCAAATAGTATTGATCCATCTGATATGTCAGAGACTGCGGTTCAAAGACGAAACATTGGTGGCGTTAATGACTTGAGTGGAATGGAAATTTGCGCTAAAGTCGGAATTGAAAAAGGCACAGGCGGTTATGAGGACAAGAATAAACTCATGGCGGCAGTAACACCGAACCAGAAAGATTTTATCCCTTCTGGACAAGCACCGATGGCGCAAGCTCCTGCGGCTCAACCGCAACAGACAGCGCAACCAACATCCGGTGCAATTCCTAGTTGGGCTAATAAGTAATCTAGCGGCACAGGTTTTTTCCACACCTGCTAGACCACGCACGGGGGGGCGTGGGCCAATACCCCCCACCATCTAGACTAAGAAGTGGATTCGGATATGTTATTGCGCCCCTATCAAGAGGCCGCTATCAGTGATGCTTGCAAAGCATTAGATAAGCACAAAAACACAATCGTTGTTGCGCCCACAGGGGCCGGTAAAACAATTATGCTTTCTGCTCTTGTAGGCAAAAGATACGAGGACGGTAAGAAAGTTCTTGTAATGCAACACAGAGATGAACTTGTAGATCAAAACAAATCCAAGTTTGAGCGTCTTAATCCATACATCACAACAAGCATTGTAAACGGCACAGTCAAAGATTGGAAAGGCGGTACCATATTTTCTATGGTGCAAACAATATCCAGGGATAACAATCTCAAAGATCGACCTGCATTTGATATGATTGTTATTGATGAAAGTCATCATGCGGCAGCCGATACATATTTAAAAGTTATTAATGCAGTTAAAGAAGACAATCCAGATGCAGAGATTGTAGGTTTTACTGCTACGCCCAACAGAGGCGATGGAAAAGGATTGCGAAAAGTATTCAATAACTGTTCGCACCAGATCGACATTACAACACTTATTCGAGAAGGCTTTCTTGTACCCCCAAAGTCATATGTAATTGATTGCGGTGTAAACGATAGTCTGAGAAACGTGGCTATTAGCGGTAACGACTTCAACATGGAGCAAGTCGAATCCATTATGAATCGCAAGGTCATTAATCAAAGGGTAGTTGAAGAGTATCTTAATCATGCAGAGGGAAGAAAGACCGTTGTATTTTGTAGCACAATCAAACACGCAGAGGATTTGTTAGAAGAGTTCATAGACCAAGACATCAACGCAAAACTAGTCACAGGAGAAACACCAAAGGCAGATAGGGCTCAAATACTTCATGATCTGGCTTACGATGATGTTGATGTTGTGGTAAATGTATCTGTTCTTACAGAGGGGTTTGACGCTCCACCAGTGTCGTGCATCATTCTAAC